TGTGCCTGCTGTCCTGCTTCACTTCTCAAAAGCTCTTTCAGCATCGGCAGTTCGCCGCTTGCTTTAATATCAATGTAAGTGCGGCCTGCATATTCTGCGCCGCCGGGAATAGCTCTCAAAAGCTCATCGGCTCTGTTGCCTTCCCATTGTGACACGCCGATTGACGGATAAGCATAAGCCGTAGACTTCGCCACGCTGTCATAGCCACCTTCAATTCCTGTATTAATCAATCCTTTTGCAATCTCTGTCGCTAATGCTTTATTCCAATCGCTCATCGTTCCGCTCCTCACTTTTCACCTTAAACATTCTTGTTTCAATAGCCTTATTGCCTAACTGTACAAGCAGCAGTGTAACCATACCAAGCGTACAACTCTCGTAGCCGCTCCAGGTCTTGGCAAAAAAAGCAAGCCATAGTGTAACCAATACCCAAACAACAAAGCCAATCACAGCGCAGATTCTGCCTACGCTGTAAGCGTTGTCGTTCTTCTTTAACATATTAATTATTTTACGCATGACACTTACACTCCTTACATTTTTCATCATGTTCTTTTAAATCATAGTTAGGCAGTTCATTTAACTGCTCCATAAGACTGTCAATCACGCCATTGTCGCCCAGCGCCTCATAACTTTTGTAGCAAGCGTCGATGCTTTCCTTGGCATAGATTGGTATCCAGCCTTTATCCTGGACGTAGTGATTATATGCCTGGATTATTCTGTCACGGAGCAACGCTTGCAGCCCCGCTTTCAGCGCGTCATTTTCTTTTTTCTTTTGGCGGTACATGGTAATTAGCAGCGTTATTACGCCACCGAACACAACGTTAATCACGGAGTTCAACGCCGCATCTAAAGATTGTTCTATCATCTGCTACACCCCTATAATTAAACTTTAAGTATCACGGCTTCTACATCTGCTGCCGTAGTTGCTGCCTCAACTTTTTCTTTTGTTACACGATACGCAGTATGCAGTTTGTTTGAGCGCACCGCCACGGCAGCAATAATCATCTTTAAATCGTTAGCAGTTACTGGCGTATCGGCATTATCTGCCGTGGTCCACTCTATTGTAGCTCCCTCGCCTTGCAGTTCCAGCGCAATAATTGCAGCGCTGATTCGGTCACGGGCTTTACTGTCAAAGTCATAACTATGTCCATTGTATTCAATGGGAGTAACCTCTGCTTTATCACGCTGATATTTAAGCTCCGCAATCTTGCGTTGCTTAATTACTTCTAAGGGTTCTTCCTCATGCGTGATGATTACGCCTAATTCTGCTAAGGATTCATCGCTGATTGATAGTGGGATGAAAATACCCTCTTTGCCTAAGGCTTCTGAAAGTGGGTAAATGCTAGAGTAGGTTTGGTCTTTGTGTTTATATTTTGTTTGCATTTTGTTTCTCCTTTGCTTAATAATCTTCAACTGTAGGTGTCATCGAATTTATGGCTTTGCCCCACGAAAAAGTTACACCACTTGTATAATAACAGTCAAAATGCAATGTATAGGTTTTATTTGGGGTTACACCTACAATAGAATCAATATCTACGTGGTTTATATTTTCAAACTGCTCACATTCTGAAATGCCTTCACCCCAAATTTTATTATTTATTGTATTTTTAATATTTGCAAAAAAACTTGAATAGTCTTCGGTATCTGAAGCATAATCAACTTCTGCAAACACTTTGATTCTTTTAATCCCCTTTGGAACAGTAAAAGCTATTGTTTTATTATCTACTTCCCTAAAAGTCCAATGCTTGCTACCATCTTCAACCTTTACTTCACCAAAGAACAATCTTCTCATTATGTACCACTTCCTAACTTATGAGCCTGTACAATACTTACAACACCATTAGAGTTCTTTATCATCCAGACAGTCAGAAGTGTACCAGAGCCGGAAATAGCAATATCGCTTGCACTACCTATGTATGTCATAGTGCCTGCACCACTGATAGTCAGAGCATGGTCAGCATCAGCAGTAAAGTATGCAGAGAATACAATAGATTCATACGTACCAAGCAACATAGCAAAATTAGAGAGATTAAGAGTAAAATCACCATTTGTTGTATACCACATTGTATCAGTTACCGGTGTATCGCTAGTACCTTCTACAAAATAGCCGGTATGGCAGGCGCGGAAGGTCTTTGTATTATAAAACTCCTGCACTGCCGTCCATGTATTTGCAGAGGATGTACTTACACCACCAGTAGCCGTAATAGTTACATTACCACTCGCATCGGGTGCTGTGCCATTGACAGATTTAACCACACCACTAATATCTGTTTTCTTAGCGTAGGTGGTATCTATTGCCGTAACATCAACACCATTAATAGTGCCAACAGTTAAATCTTTAGTTACTGTGTTGTACTTAAAATTAGTATCATAACGAGCTTCCAGCCATGCGCCCCCAGAATCATTAGAGAAAAAGACAATAGGGAGACCTACATTAACAGCAGTTACTTTAGAAGCTGTTAATTTTTGAGCAGCAGTAGCAGTGTCAGTAGTGTTCAATTTGCCATCCAGAGCAGCTTTGATAACCTTATTCTGTACAGGGTTAAGACTTGTATCACTTAATGCAGCATCCACCTCAACAGAAGTGCCACCGCCAGAACCCGGATTACCTCTTGGAATCGTAAAGTTCAAGATAGCGTTAGTAGAAGTACCACTATTGGTAACACTTGCGTTAGTGCCAGGTTCACCTGTGGTCACGCTACCAATCGTGATAGTAGCAGCAGTGCCTGCGTCACCTTTTACACCTTTAATGTTTACACTAGCAGGATTAGGTAAACCAGCTTTATTCGTCCAGCTTAACACACCAGCAGAGGACACACTAGGTACAAATACATTAACATTTTCACTATAATTCTTAGCGTTGTTCATGTAGAGTTCTGCATTGTCCATGTAGGTTTTTGCATTGTCCTTGTAAGTTTTTGCTTCACCTGCACTATTTCTTGCAGCAGACGCAAAGTTACTAGCAGCAGTAGCAGCAGATTGAGCTGCTTCCTTGCTGGCTTCTGCGTTGTTTTCGCTAGTTTTTGCATTGGCTTCGCTTGCCTTCGCGTTGGTTGCAGATGCCGCAGCGTCAGCCTTGGCGGTTAATGCCTCCTGCTTATAACCACTCGTCAGCTCCGCATTTTCAGAAGCGCTTGCAGCAGATAAGCTCGCGTACTGTGCGCTGTTACCTGCTACGCCTGCTGATTTGAATGCACTATCTTCACTCTTTGCTGCCGCAGTTGCGCTTGCAGCGGCACTCTGTGCTTGTGCTTGAGTCTGCGCGTAAACACCTTGCGCCAATGGCAAAACCTTTGCCGGGTCTTCCGACAATTCAAGAGTTTTTCCGTCGTCGCTAATTCTAAAGCTCTTGCCGTTCTCCCACGGGATTACAGTATCAATATCAGTACTTTTGCTTACACCGATTTTCAAACTTCTGCCGGTAGTATCGGTAAGCTGTTGCGCAATCATCGTCAATTTGTCACCAATAGCCTCAACCTGGTTAAAAGGATATTGGTCGGGCAAGTCTGTTTCCTGCGTCACCGGCACTTCCCTGTAAATCGTCAGTTTCCAGCCCGTCGGCAATACCGCCGGTCTTTCGCTCTCCGGCACTTCAGCGCCAACTGCGTAACCTGGATAACGTACAACGCTTTTTTCAACATCAACATAATAATCTTTAGTCAGCAGTTTTTCTTTGCCGTCTGCGTCTGTCAGCATAACTTTAATGTCTGTTCGGTCTAAAATTTTAAACTGATACGCAAACTCTGTTGCATTTCCATTGCCGTTATATGTGATTCTGTTATCTACATGAGCAATCATGATAGCTCCCCTCCTTTTATTATTTTGCCAAAAGAAAAAGTAGATATATAAAAATATATCTACTTTTAATAAAATCACTTTAACTAATTATACATTCATTTTCAAAGGTTCGTATCTATGCTACTTTGTGAAATTTTTGTCAATCTTTTTTGCGTTCGCTTTTTGGCCTGCGTTTGTAAATGTCTTGCAGCTCAAAGTCCATATCATCAGCAGCAATATCTATGCCGTTGAATATGATATTAAAGATACCACTGGGAATACCAAGATATGCGCCGCCGACATATGCTGCTTGTTCTATTAACTCGCCGGGTTCTTTCTTGCCTTCCGCAACGTCGTTCAAGCGTCTTGCAACAGTAAAGCCTCTGTCAATCAAGCCTTGCGCCGCAGTCAGTCTGCAGCCGTAGTTCCTCATACCTAGCAAGTTCTGTACACCAACGTTCGCCGCTTGCCCGACGGGACCGCCCATAGACAACGGGTAGTTGATAAGCTCTTTTGCAAGATTATTCCAATCGTCTTTTTTGTCTTTCTCAAAAGGCGCGGTCAAAGAAAGCTCTGCAATAGCTACGTTCAGCAAGCATACGCCTAACCATTTAGCGGTAACGAAAGCAATCAGCCGTTCAGCCATTTCTTTTTTCTCGCCGCTATTCCATAACCTTTTGGCGATATGTGCTTCTCTGTCCCATTGGTTAAACTGTGTGTTGAAAAATCCCTGGAACATCGTAAACAGTCTGAATAAGCCGCTGCCACGTTGCAGACTTGATACATCATGAATTCGGCTGCTGCCTAACGTGCGCCGAATAACAGCGTTCGCAAAGTCTAGTGCTTCCTGCTCCGTCTTGCCTTCGTTGATTTTCTTCATGTATGCTTCTGCAAATACCGGCTTTGCAGTCATCATATCAGTGTAGCCTAACAGCATTGCACCATATTTCAGCGTCTTTTTCTCAATTGAGTTAAGGTCGGAACGATTCTGAATATCTCTCAATGTAACGTCTGGTACTTCCATGCGTTCACGCATAAACACGCTTTTTGCACAAATCGCATCTACTTCTGCCCTGCCTTCACCTGTAAAGCCACGGTACAAGGCTCTGAAAGCGTCGGCATGAGTAAAGCCTTCTACACTATTACCATATAGCAGGATGTTAGAAAAGTTCTGCATTGCCGTTTTGAAGTTAAGCATAATAGCCGTATTTGTTGCGATATTACGTAAAGCGTTGGCGGCTTTCGTAAACAGATTCTCTGCCATATATGCTGTTTTATTGCCGTACGGATTAGCGCAAGCCTGCAAAAACTCTCTCAAAAGTCTTACGTTGGTATCGCCTAAACGCTCAACCATGTTGCGGTAAATATCCTCATCGTTCAGTATCTTTCTGAAATCAAGCATTGTTTCACGATAACAAATATCATGAATAGTGCTTTTCACCGCCGTAACCTCACTGCCGCGCGATAAGTCGACGGGATACTTGCCGCCAGTACGCGCCTTGCTGGAACCGGTATTAGTAGCCAAAGTCCGCTGCGGCGGTCTGCTGCCTTCTTCGGTACTGTCGATTCTGTCGAATTTACCGGGCATACTGCCGGTACGTGTATCACGCTCCAACGGGAAGTAACCACCTTCAAATACCACGCTTTCACCGCTTGCAAGCTTCATCACCAGCGGCGACGCTTCAATCTTCGGCGGCTCAAAGCCTTTTGTTCTGCGGTTGACTTCTGCCAGCATAGGCCAGAATTTACTTGCTGCATTGATACGCGCCTGGGCATAGGCAATATCTGCTTTAGTCAGATGCTTGCACAAAAACTCTATAAGGTTTTGTTTGGTTTGCAGCATTGCTTCTTCTTTGCCTATAAGCTCCGATTCTTCCACCCATATATCAGAATTCTTTACGCCTACCGGTTTTTGCGAACACAGCCTTGCAGCATTACTATCACTGCCCAGGTTGCACAGCATAGCAATCAAAGCATGCTTATCTGCGCTGCCGCCAAGTTCTTCGTAGTAAATTCTTTTATCGTGCGCAATGCCGGTTTCTTTGTCTGGCTCCCATTTCTGCAAAGCATCTGTAAGCTCCTTCTGATAACCTTCAAGCATCGTGCTTTCCATATCTGCGCAATGGTTGATTTTGTTGTAAAATTCCCTAGTAAAATAACCTTCTGTCCAATTATCCATCATCAAGAAGAAGTTATCAGCATTACGCAGCGTAGCCATGAAGTTTTTAGGCCATTCGACAATTCGCTTACGCAGGCTCTTTTTGCTGTCGCTGCCAATCTCCGCCTCATACTCTACCGGCAATTCTTGCAGGTGCGCTATCGTGTCAGCCTTAACCTGTTCAAAGGCTTCACCGGCGGCGATTTTGTTCATCTGCGTATCCTGCTTTGCAATAGCACGAATGTTTTTCAGTGCGTCGATAACGTCCATATAGTTCGCAAGGCTAAGCTGCGGCGCGTTGGTCAAATCATTATTCGGGTTCAAAACAAACTCCGGCATAGAAATAATTTCGTCACCGTACTTTGCCTGCATCTCTGCAATGTAATCGCTAAGCGGCTGCACTTCTCTGCCGTTGGTGTTAAAGTCCTTGCGGTGATAGCCCATACGCTCCAGCAATGCGCACATCTGGAAGAAGTGCTGCTCTGTTCCCCACACTTCTTTCTTGCTGTGCATCTGCTTTTTGACGTACTTTCTTGCGCTTTCAATCTGATGTTTGGCCTTGACTGCTTCACGATACAAAGCGTGATTAATCATCTGCTGCTGCTTATACATAGCCGCTTCTTCCAAAAGTCCGGCTTTAGCAGCCTTGTTTGCATTAGCCGCCGCTCTGCGTTCTGCCATAGCAAATCTTCTCGGCTTCATAACTTCGCCTGCTGGCAAAGTCTGAATATAGCGTTTAGCAAAATTGTCTGCGTTCTGCTTCCGCACTTTAGCAATATTCTCACGCTCTTTTTGCTTAATATCCTTGTCGCTTATTTCGTTGAGTGCCTCATCAATAAGCTGTTGTTCAAGTGCCACCACTTCGCCGCTCTCGTCATTATAGAGTGCTTCCCTTGCCGCTTCTCTTGCCTGCTCACGCTCCTGCATGAAGTCGGGGAATCTGCGGTTCACAGCCTTGTCAATCTCTTGACGTACCATAGCTCTTTCGCTCGGTGAAGTCAAAATATCCTGCGCCATAGCATCGCCACTGTCATAGCCCAAACTGTCAGCCACCCAGTCAAACAGTTCTCTCTGCTCGTTAGACAAGGCACGCTTTTTGCTCATCTCCACAAGGTCGACTTTATCCGGATTAGTTTCAAGCTCGTGCTTCAAGGCTTTAAGCTCGTTAAGCTCTGTAAGCTGCTCACCCTCTACCAAAGTTTCGGCAATCTCCTTCAAGCCTTCCTCATTCTTTAGTTTCGCTCTGTCACCGCCGTTACGAATATAGTTCCTTGCCCAGTTGTCCTGTACGTCGCTGCCTTCATTCTCATTGACGGTGTAACCTTCGACAATCTCCCTTGCCATTTCGTAGCCGCTGGCATAGCCGTTTTCCTCTGCTATCTGGTCAAAGAGTTCTTTTTGCTCCTGCGATAATTGGTTGCGCTTACTTTCTTTTACCAGGTCGACACCTTCGGGGTCTGTTTCAAGTCTATGTTTCAAGGCTTGCAGTCTGTCCAGCTCATCTACAATATGCTTAAAGTCTGCCTTAATTTCAGCGTCGCCATAATCTAAACCGGTGCTACGCAAATCGTAGTAATCCGCTATATCTTCGCCTCTTGCAATCTTTTCAGCAATTCTTCTGCGTCCTTTTTTACTGGTCAAGTCGCTTACGCTGCCGCCGTAGTCATGAACGTATCTTGATACCCAGTTGACATTACGAATACTGTCACCTGCTTCATGGAATACAAGGCCTTCAATATCCGCTTGCTCTAAAGCTCGCTTAGTCCAATGACGTTTTCCTTCCTTGCCTATCTCACCAAAATCAACCAAGACTGCGCTTTGGTCCGGTATGCCTGCAAAGTCATTTGCATACTTGCCTTCTGTTCTATTGGTTGCGGCAAAGTAGCCCCACTTACCATTGATGAAAAACGCACGCTCACTCTTGACTGTATCTTGATATTCCGCAAGCTCGCTTTCTATTCTGTCAGCAATGGGATTTAAAATATCATCAATAGTTCTGTTTGTGTCTTTTAATAATTCGTTATAGTTTATACGTTCATTGCCATAAATATATTTTCTTGCAAGCCTACGCGGATTAGCTTCTATTGTTTCCCATTCGTTGATTTTCTGCTTGAAGTTAGCATGAGCCATGCCGTGCTCATCAACAACAAATGTAGGATTGGTTACAGTTTTTTGTCGTGACTTGCTAAACATAGCAATCAGCATATCTTCGGCATTTGCAACACGCTCTTTAGAAAGTGTGCCGTATGTGTCGACTTCTGCTTGAAGATACTCAACTATCGGATTGAGTATATCGTCAATGCTGGCGTTAGTATCGTTCAGCATATCATTATAGTTTGGCAGTACGCTTCCTAAAACGTGCCTGTACTTTCTTGCTATAATTGCAGGATTGGCAAGCTTTGATTCTTGCCCGAATTCCTGCCCGACTTGCACTCTTGCACGATTGACAAGTTCTTGCGCTACTGCCTGCTCAATCTGCGGCCGTATTTCTTCGATGAAAGCAGCCTTTTCAGCTCTGCGCTTTGCGCTGAAATCAGCCATCGCGCGTCTTGTCAGAATATCCACGGCCTTGTCTTTAGCCTTTAAGATTTTATCCTGCAAGGTCTTTTTATTTTTGTCTGATAACTTGGATGTTATATTCTCTGGCAAGCCGCCGAATATGCCCTCCATGCGCGCCATAACTTCAATTTCTTCACGGCACGCCAACATTCTGTCGAATACCTGCCGTACTTCCGGCGTTAAGTCTGCCGCATTTTCGCTTCTTGCTATCTTGCTATAAATAGCTGATAACCAATTAGCGAATCTCTGGAACACTCCGCGCAAGCCAACACTAGGCGCTTTGCCTTCCATGATGTAGGTTTCAAATGCTTCTGCCAGTTTTTCATGGCCGGCTCTCTTTGCTTCAACGTCACCGCTTGCCCATGTGTCAGCGTCAATGCCTGCATACTCCATGAGCTTTTTCGCATCAGCGTTTAGTCTTGTGTTGCTGGGGTCTGCCAATGCTTCGTTAATCATGGTTTCCACAAAGTAGTGTCCTGTTTCGTGGATAACTGTACTTGCATCTGCGCCCTTAAAAAGCGTGATAACATAAGTACCATCATCCATTGGGGAAATCATGCCTTTATCTTTCAGTGTACCGTTGACAATTTTTTGTTGCTTGTAATTATCTGCTTTTTGTGATACACTATCAGCAAAAGAGGACGTTTTGTTTGAGATACTGGGCTGAGCCTTGAATTGCTCGGAACCCGAGGGCTTGAACGCGTCCTCTATTTTTTTATACTCACTTTCGTTAAAAACATTATGATTATAATATGATAATGATTTATCATTATGTTCTCTTACTGTAACAACTACATAACGTTTTTCACCATTAACATTCAGTGCAGAATGAATATAATAAAAATTCTCGTCTGAATGTTTTTCTTTTTGCGGCGCAGATTCTGTAACGAAATTACCATTCTCCATAATTTCACGTAAATAGCGCAATGCAAAAAGTTTTTCTTTTTTAGCGGAAGTGTGTTCCATTTTCTTTCTGCCACTTGTGCCAAATTTAATATTATTTTCTTGATACCCTTTATCTATTCTAATATCACCCAATACACCATTATGAACGCTCGTGCCTTGCAAGTTGTCCCTATACCATGCAAAAGCCTTTTTCTGCAAGCTCTTCAAATCTGAATAGTGTCCCATCTCATTTCCGGTAATATTAGTAGTATAGAATTGCTCTTTTTTAAGCACTCCTCCCTTGCTAAACCAGCCATTCTTTTGTTTAGCTTTGCCGCCATCTTCAAAGCGCAGCTTATTCTTTTGCAGCCACGCAGCAGGATTTTCGGGGTCTGCAATAAGTGCGCGGCTCTCCAGCACTAAGCGCAAATTGCCGGCATGAGATTTATTCATACCTGCTTTAGTAGCGCTGCCAACAATAGCGTCAAGTTCTGTGTCAAGCTCCGCGCTTGCCTGCCTGGTTAAGTTGTACCCTTCTCGCAGTTCTTTGCGTGTCTTTGCACCGCCGTCCGACAATTCGCCATTGCTGTCAAAGTACATATTGTCTTTCGTAGCTTCAAACAGTGCATTGTCTTTAGCCATAGCCGCCGTAAACTTGCCACGGCTAATGTCTATATCCTGCCCAAGCTCCGCAGCCGCTCCGACTTCTTCTTCGGTAATTCCTAATTCCTCAAAAAGTTTATTGTTGCTGCTGGTCTGCTTGTAGCCTTCCAAGTCCTGTGCTGATACAGTAACAGTATCGTCCTCAAAGTTAGGATTGTTCGCTTCAATTTCAGCCGCCGCACGCTCCGGGTTAATGCCTGTTTCTCTGATTCTTTCAGCATCTGCTACTAACTTTGCCTTGCGTTCTTCGTTGGCTTTCAAAGCGACGTGCTCAACAGCACTGTCAACGGCAACGCTTACGCCGCTAACACTGCCGCCAAGAATAGCACCGATAAGGCCGCTATATCCTGCTTCCTTCAAGTTCTGCTGCCAGTTCTCGCCCCACTTCTCTGCAAGTTTGGCAGTGCTTGCGCCGGGGTTCTTTGCCCATAAGTCCGTAGCTTGCTCCGGGAATTCCTGTAATGCTTCGGTAACACCTTCTTCAAGGCCACGTTTGGTAACTTCCCATATCTTAGCTTTCAGCCCGCTACCGGCAGGCATCTTTTTAAGCAGTCTGCCAAGTGGCAGTTCCTCTAATACCGCTTGCGGAATTGCGTTCATCAAGCCTGCCTCTGCTGCTCTGCTTGCGCTTACGCCCTCTTTGCGCAGTCGCAGGTATTGTTCGCCGCTGATGTTGGCGCCATTGTAAAGCATACTGATAGCGTGTACAGTTTTTGCAGTTGCACCGGCAGCGCCTACACCTTTAGTCAGCGCAAGTTGCACTAAAAGCTGAATACCGTTTTCAGCCAAATCATAACCAAGTTGCCCAGCCGCCGTATCAGCCTTAACTTCTTCGCGCTTCAAAATCTCATCGGTGACATAGCCTAAAGCCTTGCTGATGTTCTCTGATTGGTCATACTCTTTAACAACATTCTTGTCACCCTTATGAGCTTCAATATTAGCGTCAACGGTCGCTTTAGCCGCACCGAATAAGCCACGCACCGAACCTTTAAGGCCGTTCATTACGGCAGTGCCTATGCCTGGTTTATCATCGTTGATAATGCTGCTAGTATCAATCGTCGGTGAGCTATTGCTCTGTACTGCCTGCGAAAACTTATTGTACTCATCGTCGCTCATTTTTTGCAGGTCATAATAGCCTAGAGTTTCAGCAGGTGACAAGCCGCTGTCAATATCAGCAATAAAGCCATAATTAGCATATTCCTTTTTTGCCTTTAATCTGCGGTCGAATTCGTCTAAAGGTTCATTAGCCATTTAGTAATCTCCTTTCAGTAACTTTGCCAGATATGCACCGTTTATTTTGCCCGATGTGCCATCCAGCCATTTAACATCGTACCAATCATCACCGGTTTTGTTTACGCTTGCGATACCACGTGCAATCAAATCTGCGTCACTTGCTTTTATATCTTCTGTACTGTCAAACCAGAATGAATGTTTTTCGGTAACATAGCTGCCGTAAACCTTAGTAGTTACGCAGTTTCTCAAGGCTTCCAACAACTCCGTTTCACCCGGATTCATGCCGTGATTTTTTACGCGATAAGCGCGTACCCATTGCCGGCCGTAGTTTTGGATTTTTTTCTTATACAGTGCATCGGCATTTTTGCCTGCGACTTGTTGTACAAGGCCTTCCATATCAAAAGCAAATTCGCCTGTACCGCTATACCAATCGTTGTATATTTTTTCTAACTTCCCGCGCTGTGCAGACGATGCACCTTTGTTAGCAGCGTATGCTAAGAATTGGTCAATGCTAGAAAACTTGCCTTCTTGCAGCATATCTTCCAGTACGCCTATTGCATCGTCATCAAGTTTTCCGTTACCGCCACCACTGCTTCCGCTTCTGCCTTGCGGTCCATATATCGCCGTCACTGCATTTCTGTATGTTACATACTTATCGGGGTCACTGCCTGCTTGACTAGTAGCCCACGTCATAGCTTCACTGTAGCTTGTACCGTTATTAAACATAGCAAATATCTCATTCTTTATTCCTTCAAAAAGTTTGTTTTTCTTATAAGTTTCTATTCTGTCATGGTCTGCTTTAATAGTGCGGTACTGCTTCATAATGCGGTCTTGCTCATCCTGGCTCATGTTGTGGGTGCTGCGCACGTTCCCTGCCCTATTGGTAACACTCTCTGCATATTCTTTGATACTAGGCTCATTCCCATGCTGCGGTGTGTCCCAGGTATTCCCCCATACATCCGTTGTTTTACCGCTCACCCAGCGTTGTGCATTAGTTTCTCCGCTATACCATGCTACCGCTGCACCTGCTGCACCGTATTTATCATAGTATTGTTTTAACTTAAAGCGTGCTACAATCTCTTGATTTTCCGGTGTCATTTCTGCACCTGCTGGCAAGCCTGCTTCTTGGCTCCAGCTAGGCCAGTTATCCGGCAAAATCTGATACTTGCCGCTTGCACCGGTGCGGCCATTCTTGGCGTTATAATTGCCACCGCTCTCTTGAATACCGAAAGAAGTTAGCAAATTCTCAAAATCATTACCGCTTTCGCCGCCGCTAAATCCTTTCATGCCTTCAAGTTCTTTGCGTACTGCTTCTTCATTGTCGCCATATTTAGCATACAAATCTTTAGCGGTATTTCTTTCAAAAGCGCTGCTCTCTTTATCGTATGCCACCTTTTCAAAAGCAGCTCGCTGATTGGCAGTCAGATAACTACCGTACTTATCCATGATGTTACGCATAGTGCCATAATCTTCGTTGGTGATGCTTGCACCGACGGCACTTGCTACCACCTGCCCAATGTTGGCTCTGCTCTTAGATTCGATAAACTCTGCGCCACGCTTGCCATATATAGCACTTGTCAGCAACTGTGTACGAATAATTTCATCTTGCAGCGCCTGCGGGTTGTTCCAGTTCTTCTGTACGAACTCGCAGGAGTTCTGAATATTATTGTCATAGCGCAAATCAGTGACTGCTTCTTTTTGCTTCTGCTCGTATTGGTCGACAGTCTGGAAGCCTTGCTGTGCGCTCTGATACATTAAATGGTCTAATGCAAGCTGGTTCTTTTTGCTGTGCAATTTGGTATTACTTAATACATCCTGCCTTGCTTTATTTATCTGTTCCGTATAACTGCTGCTTGCACCGGCAGTGCCTTCTAGCTTTGTATTCATAAGGCCGCTTTCGTCATTGTACATGATGTTATAGCGGCTCTTATTGAATATGTCCATAGCATTAAGGATAGACTGCTTATCTTCATCTTCCTGTTGCGCTTCTACTGCTACCGCCCATTTGTTGGCGGCACCGGCAATAGCGGCAAGTCCTTTGCCGCCGCTGCCATAAGCGTTAAGGTCACTTGATACTTTGACAGTCGCGCCGCCTGTACCTAAATTGACGCCGCCTTGATAACCTGCAATCTTCATACTGTACCTCCCTTACCAGCTCCATTTAGTAAAGCCTGTATTGTCCATGAACGGGTTATTCTTCTTTGCCTGGTTGTAAAGATTAAAGCCGTTCATATTGCTAGCAGGAAGATTGAAATCACTGTTAGCATCGTACCAATCGTCACTGCTTACCGTAGTTGTTCCCTTGCTGCCGCCAATCATGCCTTTAGAGTAAGCGTTCGCCGCCGCACCTACAAGCGTACTAAACATCTGCATTTTGCCGTTGGCTTTAGCGTTCTTCGCCGCCGCATTATATGCGCTTGCCTGGTTGCGATAATTAACCTCGTTTACATAAGTGCTCCACGCATCATTACGCTGATTTTGCAACAGATTCATACTGTCTTTTTTGTAAGCGTCCTCGCTGCTTGAAAGAATATCAGCAACACTGCCGCTGTCGGTTAGGCCGCTGCTGCCGGCCGCCGCCAGCGCCTGCCCTCTTGCAAGCCTCATTCTATCGTTGAGTTGGCTTTGCTTCTGCGCATACGCTTCTGCCTGCTGCTCACGTTGGCGGCTCATAATAGCCGCGTTCTGCTGTGCAGCCTGCGCCTGCGCTTTATATGCCTGCTCCTGCTGTTTGGCCTGCTGATGTTGGCCACTTAACTGCATGACAGTTTGCAGGCCCATTAAAATGCCAAGTGTACCCATTACGTTCACTCCCCTCTATATGGAATATAAAACTGATAAAACTTTTTGCCGTCCCAACCTATTTTAGGCTCTACCAAGAATACCGCCCCCAAGTGTCTTAAATAGTTAATGCTAGTGCGGTTCTTCTCATAAACAATGTTGTGCAGCAGTCCATGCTTGCGTACCCATTCATTCAGCACTCTTTTCGCTTCCTTGAAAAGCAGGCTCTTTGTGTAACCATTGTAAAGTTCGTTCGTGCCTACCATCCAGATTCCGCGTCCCGGTGCGCCCCATTCCATGGTACCCTTGCCAAATATCGCAAGCAGTTTTCCGTCCTCACCACGGTATACCCTTGTTTCTTCGTCAAGTTTGATACTGCCAATGAGCACAAATACCGGGTCACTGCTTGCTTCCAAATCTTCCTTATCATGTGGCCGTATATCTTGCATAAGTTCTTCAATCAACGGCACAACATTTTCTTTTGACTTATTATCAAGGATTTCAACAGTCCACTTCTTAGCCACCGAAAGACACCTCCCGCACTACCGCCAGCAAGTTAAAAGGATATGGCTCATCCGTAACGATAATCACTCTGCCTTCGTTATTAAAGCCGCCAATAGGCAAAGTCATATGCTTATCACCGGTAAATAATTTAATATCGCTCACTGCGTTCTGCTCATCAAAGTTCATCAAGTCCATAGTATTTATATCCGGGCCGACCATGCCGCCAAGAGAATTACTTAAACGCAGGATGCAATTACTAATCTGCTTTTTGCGTCCTTGCATAGTGCCGTCACCCGTCTTAATTTCGACGTTTGGCAGTTCCACGATACTTCTATAGGGCAAGCCAATAAAAGCGTGTTGTACGGCCGCCGGGAGCGTCACAGTGCCGTCCTGGCTTACTGTCAGTCCGCTATACATTCTTCCGTCACCGATAACAGTAACTTTTTCACCTGCCAGCTCTGCTGCATCAATCTCTGTTTCCCCACTGCTCTTTTCAGCAGTGCTATACTCAATAGCATTATCAAGCATAATATAATCGTCGGGGTTATTGCTCTTTGCAGGATTCTTTGCCAGATATTCGATATTGCGTACTGTCACGCCGTTTATTTCTCGTTGTACTACAAGATAAATAATATCCTCGTCGCCTTCCTGCACTGCCGCCACAGCTTCAATCTTGCCTTGCGTTTCTATCGTCGACCAGGCATATACTTTTTGTTCCATGATGTAGGATAAGCAAGCCATAGTTCCGTCGCTTCTCACAAAGTAAGTAGTGCTGTCGGGTTCCTGCTTATACGCGCTGTCGACAATCTGCACATTCTCTATGATATGCTTTGCCAGCAAGGTTAAGTCATTGCCGCCGTAGCTGTCTGTTTCATAGCTATATGCCATATCCCTTACAGTGCTTCCACGGCCTTGTACAAACACGATTCTGCCGCCAATCATCAGCGGCTCAACAGTGCTGCATCCGCGTGTAGTCTGCATTTTCGGTACGGCCTTAGATGGTGTTACAGTATCGCTGCCGCTTACTGTCCATTCGTTGCCAGCGGTCAAGACAATTAAATCGGTGCTTGCTATCAAATGCAAAATCTTAAACTGCTTGCGGCTCACGAACGCAAGTGCTACTGCGCTATCGTCGGTAACAGTGCCGCTTGCTTTCTCTACGCTGAAATTGCCGTAGTCACCGGTTCTGCTCATCCATACCATATAAGGCTGCTTCATCGTGCCGCCAAAACACAGTCTGTCCTGGAAAAAGCAAAGTGTTTGCGGATAGCCAAATTCTTCACTCCATGCGCCCCATAAGAAATTAGTTGTCATATCTGCTGAGCCAAGTTCTTTTTCAACATGGGCTTTAGCTGTACTGTCGCTAGTGATTTCAGTAATCTTTACAACGCCTTCCGCATTGTAGGCCATTGCTGTTAAATCAACAGTGCAAGTACCGCTAGTTATAGTACATATCGCCCTTAAAAATACCGGCTCTGTTACGCTGCCGCTTTCGGACGGGTTGTAATCATCTTTAGATGTATATTTTCTGTATTCCCTCCAGCTTTCGCCATCGTCGCTTTTTTCTATAGCAAAACTGCCGCTCCAGGTTCCGTGACTGATAACCTTCCAATTTTCGCCTACGCGTACTCTTTCCGTAGTACCGTTGCTGGTTGATACAGTCTTACTTGCAATCTCTTGTTTAAGTTTGATATACGCGCCCGGCTTGCTGCTAGTAAAAATATTCTTGTTGCTCGTCAAGGTAATATCGCCTGTTGTTCCTGAAGGTGTCAATTCTTTATTGCCGGTATATAAAATCTTTACCCAACCATTAGCGCCTGCTTTACCACTCACACCGCCCTTTCTTGTACCGCCTGCACCACCTGCCGCACCGCCACCTTCGCCGTATGTTATGCCCTGCGTGCCAGCATTAGAATAATAACCATCCTTACCATACCTGCGACTGGCAGCACCACCTGCTCCGCCGCCTCTGCCTGTTAGTCCACACGCCGTACTGTCTGCGCCTTTAGTGCCGCTAGTAGCTGTTGTATCTTCGTAGTTGCCTGCACTATAAGCATAAGCACCGCCGCTGCCACCGCCGCCAACTGTAATCGTGTAACTTGTGCCTTTGGTCAGCGTTAGAGTTTTTATAATGCGTTCACCACTGCCGCCGTCGCCACCTTTGGCGGCATAATTATAAACTTGGTGTTCTCCGTGCCTTTTCCATGTAACGGCACCACCACCGCCGCCGCCTGCACCGGCTATATCAATCTGATATTCGCCGGTAACAGTCGGCTGAAATTGATAAGTGCCAGGCACTGTATAACTTATGCCGCTATAATTTTCAAGTGAGGTTGATTCGTCGAAATACATATCCGTAATTTCAAAATCAGCAAACCGCCAGTCAGTGTCTGAATATCTTGCAAGCTGTTTTACGGGATATTTGCCGCTGGCGATAAACATAGTATCTGCGCTTTGAACAAATCTCAAATCTTGCAGCATATCTGCCGTGTACGGTGTCATAACTTCTATGTTTATATAAAGTCCATTCTTATGCACTCTTATATATTTCTCGCCAATCTCCAAAAGATAGTCGGTGCTGTCTGCGCCGTTGAACGGTACCAGGATGCACGCTTTATCGCTATATTTTGTTCGTGCCATATACTTCATACCTGGTCTGCGATAAATAGGACCGTGCGGCTTGATAAGGCAGTTATAGGCTTGCAGGACCGCAAACTGATACTTATCTAAATCAACGCGGTTTGCAACTTCGGCGCTGATTTCGCCGCCGGTAAACGCAGGCTGCAATAAATAATAAGGTGTTAACCCACTAGCCATAATTACGCCCTCCCGTCAAAGTATTTGCTCGGGTAGTCCGGCAGTTCTTTCTTTTCGCTTGCCGTGGTATACTTCGCTTTCTGCAAAGCCGCCATTGCAAGCTGATACTGTGTCTGCTGCAAGCCGCTGTTGCCGGACAGTTGTACGCAGATATTAAACGCCAGCATATGAGTAAACGCGCTCAAAAAATCACTTGAAAACATTTCCACATCGTCAACGTCATAGGTATATTCAAGCCACGCAGCAGGGATATTGCAGCCTATACCAAGCACGTTGTCACTTGCCATATATAAGTCCCACTCTTCCTGCTGCTGTTCGCCTGCCCTTATCATTGCGCCAGTGTCAGCGTCAAATATCTTGCGCACAGCAAGGCACTTTTCGGGGTAGGCGTAAACGTGGGACCAGTACGGAGATTCGATACTAAGTTCTGCAAGCTTGCTCACGCGCTTTGCAAATCCCCAAGTGTAGCTTCTTAATAACTCTTTGCGGGTAGGCTCATAAAACAGTTTGCACTGTCTGGCCAACTCCGACTGCTCATCTATATTGCTTATACGCCCTTTGGCGATATGAGCCAGCGCCATATTACATACATCGGTAATGTTAAGCATTTTTAACTATTCCTCCTTGATTATTAAAAAAGGGAAGAGCTTTCGCCCTCCCCTTAAAGTACTAAATCAGCCCGGCCAGTTCGGAACAGTTTCAGTCAAGCCAGCAGTCAGTTTGCCGCCGCTTGCGCCGCTTACAGTCAATCTGGAAAAAGCTTTCATGCCATACGGCAGTTTAGCTGCAACCAAAATACCCTTTTTGCTGGCAGCAAGAGTATAAGTCGCCACAACAGTTTTAGTGCCGAAGCTTTCGCTGTCAGAAGTTTCCAGTGCCGCAGTGATAGTGCCGCTAGTAGCTAAGGCGGTCGGCGCAGTGATAACAAGAAATAACGGGTCGGCCGCATCACCGCCGCCAACGTTCGCAATTACATTGCTGGTCAAGGAATTATCCATGTACATATTTTGCTGGTCAAAAATCATTGTTATTCACTCCTTCCGGTTATTGTACTGCCGCTTCGGTTTCGCTTTGGCAGTCAAGTTTCTTAATCTGAATACCTGCAAGGTACAGTTTAGGCGGTGCGTCCATAAAGTCTTGACGGGTAACATGAACATTGTTCTTGTTGTTCAAATAGCACTCCAGCCAAGAGTATACCCCGTCAGATACATACGCAACCGGCGCTTTCGGGTCTTGCAGACGATTCTTTGCGAAGATGAATTTATTCATCAGTTCGCGCTGCGCACTGTCAGTCAAAGAGTTAAGCTTTTGGACATCAATGTTGCACACGCGCACAATAGAACGAACATTTTGTACCGCTAAGCCGCACTTCCAAGAGTACAAGGTCTGCAATGCACGGAACGGCTTGTTGTTCTCGTCGTACACATCACTTTCGCCCAAGTCCTCAGTCTTCAAGCCTGCCTGGGTGCCTTTAGGATATACACCCATTACGCGTCTGTCGCCCCAATCTACGAAGTAGATGGAAGCGTTGGTGTTGGTACCAGGGGTACCCGCGGAAATCACCTGGTGGCCTGGAGTGCCTTTGCCGCCGTCGGTCAAAGTATTGTAGCGTACCGCAATACCATTGAAAGTGTCCGGGTCTTCATCTAAGTTGCCGTACAAAAATTGACGTGCGACGTATTGGCCCATGCCTTCTACGTGTGCATCATCCTCTGCCATACGGAAAGCCTGCGGATTCGGTTTGCCGGAAAGCAATTCAACGTCCACGCAGGAACGGTCCTCCAAGTGCATACATACATCAATGCGCTGCTTTACAGTGCCTTTAGTCGGAGAAGTACCGCGGTTAATACGACGGATAGATGGAGAAGGCAGGCTGGCACGAATAGTAGTTTTAGTACCAATCGGCAAATCGCCTTCCATCCACCGAATATCTTCCATAATAGGATTGGATTCGTTAAGCACTTCCATAACGCGGTCAATAGCGCCTTGCGGAGTTAAATACTTTCGTAAGTCACTCATAGTTTGGGAGTAACCAATAGTAGCCATAGTTTCATCATCCTTCCTGTTTTTCAATTAAAAGTTAATAAATTATTTGTACCTGCTCCAGTCGGTTTTCGGGTACATGTTTGCTGCAATGCCTTGCGCAGCGTTTAAGCCTTGCGCGCCGTTTTGTGCAGCCAAGCCGGGGTCCTCGCCAAGCAGTTCGCCAAGTTTCGCAAATGCTCTCACGATAGCAATTTGATTGCCTGCGCCAGTAATTTCTAACGCTTCACGCACGTTCAAGCCCGGATACATTGCCTCCAATTTACGGCAGGCAGTATCGCAAAGGCCCTGTACTTTGCCCAAGTCTGCGCCCAGTGCCGTTTTAGCTTCGTCACCCCATTTAGCAATTTCTTGCGCACGGAGCTGTTCTACGCCTTGCACTACACGGCTTGCATACTCTGTGCCGTACTTTGCAAGTGCTCTTGCCTGGTCATTGCTAAGGTTCATGCCTTTAATGACATCTACAAAGCGTCCTTGCTCATCAGCACTAAGCTCATAGCCTTCCGGCATTTCTACTCCTGCAAAGTCATAATTCACTGTGCCGGGCTGCTGTTGTGTGCCTTGCCCATTACTTCCGTTCCCTGCAATAGTGCCGGAAGCACTTGTATTATTAGTTGCATTAGTAGTAGCCGGTTCTGTCTGCTGCTGTTGTGCCGCGGTATTGGGTTCAGCCTGTTGCTGTGCGCCTTCGCCGTTTACAACTGCATTTTCGCCGTTCTCGCCCATTAGTTATTCCTCCTTGTTGTTATCCACATATTCCACTGCCAGCTCTTGCAGCTTTAGTTGGAATTCTGCATACTCCATTTCAGCCTGCTGTTTTAGCCCTATGCCTTGCAGCCCAAGTGCTAAAATGCTTTTAATAATGCCTAAGCCTACGTCGCGGCGGCCTTCGTTATAGAAAGTCTTGCTATTGCCGGTAAAGCACATAGAGTTTACTTTGGTTACGTCAAGCATACGCATCAAGAACCAGCGTCCGCTTTCACTCCCCAGCAAGTCAAGTAGGGCTTCTTTATCCCTTCTTGCCTGCTCTCTTACCATGTACTCTGTCAGCAGTGCTTGCTTTCTATCCTCGCCGGTATTGGATTTATATTTAAACTGCTCGCTCATTATTCCCAACCTCCCGGCACGCCTAGCCAGCTTGTAATAGCCGGATTGGAATCATTCGCCGCCGCAGTAAGATTTTTGGCCGCCTCTGCCGCAGGAGCCGCAGCCTGTGCCATTGCCAAGCCTTCCTGCATTTCCTGCTGCCGTTGCATTTCCTGCTGCTCTTGTTTGAGCATTTCTTGTACTTCTTCATCACTGCGCAATGCCATCGCAGGCACGCCAAGCATTTCAAAGTATTTTGTAATAGCACCCAACGGGTTAATCTTCTTCGTAACTTCTGGCCATACTTGCGCCATCTGTCCGGTTTGTGCTATCGCCTGTTCGATATTCACAAGTCCGCTCATCTTCTGCGCCTGCGCCAAAGGTGAAATATAGTCCACTTCTACATCCTCTTCACTCAAAATGTCTTGTAGTTCTTCCGGTACCGGTGGGAATCCACCGCTTCTGTCGATGATGTTATATACACGTTGAAGAATCAGTGTTAAGAATTCATCCTGCAATCGCTCAACCACGGGGCCTAGCTGTTGCAGTTTTTCCTGCGTTCTCTCCATAACCTCCCTAGCAGTCATGCGGCTATTATCAAGGTTATCTAACATCAAGAACAAATCAGCACTGTATGCTCTCTTTATAGCATCCTCAACGCGAATAATTTCTTCCTGCGCGTCCTTCAAGTCAAGGTCAACCGCGAACAAAGGCTTAACCATATCTTGCGTCTGGTCATCTACGGCTGTTAGACCGCCAGGCATCAAGTTAATACCGCCGTTATTCATAAGGCTTGGGCTGCCTTGCATCGGCGGCTTTATCTTTAACTCTATTGCTGTGAGATAATCTTTTTTCAGCAGTTGCAGCATTTTACTGTCGCCTTCTGCAAACCACGCAGGACCTCTTGCGTATGCTTCATTGCCGCTGACAAGATAACGCGCTACCGGTACTGCTTCTTCTTCAAAGCCGCCAACATACAAGTATTCGTCGCTCTCTGATTTTTCCAACCAGTACACGCTTCTATACGGCATGTTCAGTCTGTCCATGTAGCCAGGCAGTTTATCGCTGTTAGGCTCTACCATCCAGCAGACTTTATACTTCTTAGTAAGATTGGTCTGATTGTCTAACAGTCCTTTCAGATTGTCGGGCAAAGCGTCTACGCCGAAGCAGTCTGCTAGCTGCTGCAAAGTCATATCGTACTTTCTTGCAAAAGTAGTTACCTTGCCGAAGCCGTCCGCTTCAAGTGCATATGTACCGATTGTCATTGTCTGGAACCGCACGCCGTTTTCTGCGTCGTAGAATATAGCCATCGGGCACTGTCCAAAAGGCAATTCCAGATATACAGTATGGATGCTGTTATAGAAGTTGCTCTTTGCAAGCACGCTTGATACAATCTCTTGTCTTGTGTCAAGCACCTTCATAGCCTCAACATTCGTATTCAGTTCCGGCCGTCTATATGCAAATCTGAACCACTGGCGGCTCGGCGGTGTAAGTCCGCTCATAACGCCAGCAGCGAATACCTGTGCCGCTCTCCAAGCTACCCCGTGCACAATCTTTAAGTCACGTCTGCGTGCGGGATTGGTCTTGTCTGCCGTATCGTCAAACTCTCCGACAAACGGGAGCTGATAATCTCTTATCTCTTTCCATCTGTCTACCCAATCTCGCCTATCCTCGTACATGCTTTTAAGCTTACGCACCAAACGTTGGCGGTCCGGCAAGTTCTTTTTCAGCGGCACCCCGTCACTAGGAAGTGTTCCCTGTGGCTTGCTCGCCGCTATCGTTTGAAAGTTCATAAGCTGTTACCTCTTAGCCTAAAGTATTACGGCCGCCTTCGCCGCCACTAGCAATAGTGCTTGTCTGTGTAGATGCAAAGCCCTTACGCTTCTTCTTGTTACTGTCGCTGCCGGTCGCAACTTCGCTGCTTGTCGCAACGGTAGTCGGTGCCGGGTCCACCTTTTCAATAGTCGGCATATTACCGCCGCCGAATAATTTTGCAATACCACCCATTTTTAAACCGCCTCCATAATCGAATACTCCGTGTTGCACATTAGCTTTTTAGGCTTTCTATCATCAAGCCCTAACTGTCTTAACGGAACGTTCCTTGCAAATGTTAATACTAGGCCGTCTGCAAGGTCCGGTGAACGTCCTAGCTTTTCTTTTATCTCTTCTTTAGGCGTTAACATTAAACGCCCATTCTTAGAATACTTATAGTGAATGACTGCCAGCTCTTCTCTTAATCCCGGTTCTTCCGGCAAAGCACCGCCAGCCTCTATCCACTCTTTCAGCTTGAAGTACATCTCCGCTCTGATATTCTCATAGCGCTTATTCTCTATCGCCGCGCCTTGAAATGGTATTTCTCTCAAAGCCGTGTACCCCATCTGCCTCAATCTGTCGACTACGCCAGCACCCATGTTACCAACGTCTATAAAGGTCATATCTGCCTTATTTTCATCCATTGCCAAAGCAATATAATCTGCCGTCTGCATCGTGTTTAGCTTCTTATAAACTCTCGGCCGTGGATATACCATTAGTCCCTTACGCTGCCATATACATGTTCTGTCATCGCCGAAGCGTGCTATATCAGCGCCTTGCACCAGCGGCATATCATAGGGAACATCCTTTTCTGTCAGCTCTCTACTGAAAGCCTTATCTAGTTCCTCCAGGCTGAAAAGCTCGTTGATTGCCGATACGCTAAAGTCACACAAATACTCTTGCCTAAACTCTACCTCTGGCATATCCTCTTTCAGCTCTTCTATGCTCTTTGCGTCTAAGATGCCGCTATCGTACACGTTCGACAAATACGCAAAGTAACGCTTATTCGTCTTGGCCTTCTTGTACATCTCATAGAAGTTGTTCTGCCCCTTAGGTGTACCGATGAAATAGCAATAACCTTTTCTGTCGCCATTCTCTATCGCAGGTCTGATAATCTGCGTCCACATCTCCGGCTTCATATCCGAATACTCGTCAAGGATTACGCCGTCCCAATATGTACCGCGCAATGCGTCGGGATTATTCGCACCAACGATATATATTCTCGCTCCCTGCGCTCCAGGTACTTTACTGGGGAATTCAACATACTTTTTAGTTTCATTCACCTTGATGCCCTCTATGACGCTTGTGTAATACTTCAATGGGCCCCACGCGATAATTTCCATCTGTGCGCTGAACGGACCTACTAAAGCATACTGCGGACTGATTAAGTCGCTCTGCAAAGCATCCCTTATAAGGTGATTCACCATTCCGATGGTCTTACCAAAGCGGCGGTGTGCTACGATTACTGCAAAGCGGTGTCTGCTTAATTCCTTATGCAGTACCTTCGCCCATGCAGGTCGTGGAGTATATGGTATTTGTATTATGTTTTCCATGTTTACCCCCTTGAAAAAATCGTTTTGGTAATTTTTGGTATTTACCTCCCCCGGCGGCTGCGAAATTTTTGGGCCCCACCCCCACTCAATGTCAGCGGGAAAGGCAAGAACCAAAATCAATTTTTGCGAAAACCCAGGGAAATCACCAACGCCAGCGCCGCCAAACAACCAATCAGAACCCACGCCAAACAAAAAACAAAAACGTGGTAGGCCTGCCGCATGAGCCACGCAGGAACGGCCGCAGCATATGCCAGGCGAACGCCTGCCGCTAACATCATCAGCCAGGCCGTCAACATCTGGAACCGCCAGCTAATCAGCAGCAGCAGGATAATATTTTACGTCCGATAATAAGGATTATGTTAAAAGCTCTATCTATGTTTATGTTTTGGTAGCATCTTCTGAACAATCGTTTACTACTATTGCGTCATCTGCTGCGCCCCAATGATACACAGCCGGGCCCTTGTTGGCGTGCGTCTGCTTGTCAAACGCGCCAATACTATCAGCGTACATTTTAGAGGCTGCCAGCCGGTCCTTATTGCTGGCCTTGTTATCAGTCATGATTTTTAACCAATAGGCCTGCAGGTCCTGCACAGCTAGGACGGCTACGGCCGCCCCCTGCTGCTTTAGCAGCGCCGCACATTCCTCTAACGTCTGCGGCGTTGTTGCTATTGCCGGGGGCCTGCCTCTTGTTGGTGTATTTGTATTAGCTAATAAACTTTTAATCTTAAACATCACGTCACACTTTTGTTTCAGCCTCTATATAATATATTATTAATATCAATCACAACAGATTTTGTAAACATCAATAATATAAATACAATCAATAATCTTTATTTGCAAGAATCCAACAATAAAAAAAGATTGACAAATAAAAACTGCCAATCATCAATAAAATTATATTAATTATCTTGTTTTGAATTATATACCCTAAAAAATGCTATTAAGTCAATGACACATTATTATTTTTTTGTGAACTGTCTTAACATATTATAAATGTTGCTAAATAAAGAA